GGTGATTTACTTCAAGATGGTGATGAGAACTATACCAAGTGGCAAAAAACTCAACAAAGCTTGACATATACCTTTGAGAATGATATAATGTATATGTTCGATAGTGTTGATGGCGCTGAGTTCTGGCACATTGATGATTACTTTAAACCTATTGATGGTGGTTGGCCAATGTTAATCACCAAAATGATGCACGATAAGATTAAATTAGAAACGGTTTGTATTCTAATCGATATATTTGATTGTATGCCTCGATGGGAAAAACAAATTACTGAAGATATTGTTTGGCCAACACACCGAAGAATTATTAAGAAATACACACCGTTTATTAATTATGATAAACAGAAGTTTAAAGAAATATTAAAAGAAAAAATTAAAGAGCATGCATAAGATTACAAAGATTTACTTGGACATGGATGGTGTAATTGCCGATTTTAATAAACGGTATAAAGAATTGTACAAGATGGAACCAAAAGAGGCAGAGAATAAAAAAGAGTTTCATAAATTTTTTAGTGAGTTTATTGCCACTCAACAATTTGCAACACTAGATTTGATGCCAGATGCTGTACCATTATTAAACTATCTTAGTAAGTTAAACATACCTACTGAGATATTATCTTCTACATCATCCGAAAAACGTGATGCTGATATTAGGGCTCAGAAACTAATGTGGTTACAAACTCACAATATTGGTTTCAAGGTCAATTTGGTACCAGGTAAAAGATTGAAAAAAGATTTTTCTAATGCCAATTCAATATTGATTGATGATACACCAGTTAATATTGACCAATGGCGTAGAGAAGGTGGTGTTGGTATACTTCACACAGATACCATGACCACGTTAGGTATTTTGAAAATGTACACTTGACATTGGATAAATACTATTATATAATGAGAAGTTCGTGGATAAGTTGTTTATACACCGTTTAATACTCCGTTTAATACGAAAGGAAATACTATGAGTTTCGCAAATCTAAAACGCCAATCTGGCAACCTTGACAAACTATCTAAAGCAGTCGAGGCACTCTCCCAAACAACCGAAGGCAATACAAAGGTCGATAATTTCTGGCGTCCAGAAGTTGATAAAGCAGGTAATGGCATGGCCACTATCCGTTTTCTTCCTGCATCTGAAAAAGATGGTGATGATGCTTTGCCTTGGGTCAAAATCTTCTCACATGGATTTCAAGGTCCTGGTGGTTGGTTAATTGATAATTGTTTGACCACTAAGAATCAACAATGTCCTGTGTGTGAACACAATTCTACACTATGGAATTCTGGTATAGAAGCAAACAAAGATGTAGTTCGTAAACAAAAACGTAAACTAAATTACATTTCAAACGTTTATATTGTATCTGATCCAAAGCATCCTGAGAATGAAGGTAAAGTATTCTTGTTCCGTTATGGTAAGAAAATCTTTGATAAGGTTACTGAAGCAATGAATCCTCAGTTTGCTGATGAAGAAGCAGTCAATCCATTTGATTTATGGAAAGGTGCTAACTTTAAGATAAAGATTCGTAAAGTTGAAGGTTATCAGAACTACGATAAATCTGAATTCGAATCGGCAGCTCCATTGTCCGCTAATGATGCTGACCTTGAAACAATTTGGAAATCACAATACTCACTACAAGAGTTGGTTGGTGATAAAGAATTTAAATCATATGATGATTTGAAGAAACGCCTTGATAAGGTACTTGGTCTAAATGGTGAAGCACCAAAAACAACCGTAGAACAAGTTAAAGCTAAAACTTTTGATGCTCCTAAAGCTAAATCTGGAGATTCACCTTTTAAGGATGATGTAGAAGATGATGATATGGCATACTTTAGTAAACTCGCTGAAGAAAATTGATGCCTTGTGATTTTTTTAACTTTGATTGAAAGGAAATAAAATGAAGTATCTTGTATCCCTACTTGCAGCTGCATTTGCAGTAACCGCCTTTGCGCAGGCCCCCAAAAAGGAAGAGCCAAAGAAAGAAGCTCCAAAAGCAGAAGTTAAGAAAGATGAAAAGAAGAAGTAATTCTTTCACACTTAAAAGAAACCCCGCTTAGGCGGGGTTTTTTATTGGTCATACAACTCTGGTACTGTATAATATCATTCGTTGGAATGTTTCTTCTAAATTTCTCACAGCAGGCAATGGCGACTTTGTTTTTGTAGATGATTCTGGTGTTTTTGTTGATTGATTGAATACTACCGAAGGATCTTCACTAGAGGTAGGTATGGACATATCTAAGTTTTCTGCTTGAACGTTTTGTAATTGAGAGCCCATATTAGGAGATTGCATTGCGGCTGCAGATCCGCCACCTTCAGCACCGGTAGAAGATGAATCCGATGTCATTCCGCCTGCACCAATACCTCCGCCAGCCATTGGTGATGCTGATTCTGTTGAAGCTTCATTTGTTTCTGTTGATGCTGGTGTTTGTGGTGAACTAGGGACTGGCGTTGCTGTTACTCCATCTCTTTTTGCTTTATAATCTTGTACAGCTTTTGCGGCTTCTGGTCCTTTTTTTATAAATTGTTCTAATTGAGCATCATTTAACTTTTCACCTTCATTGTAGGTTTTTTCATAATTGGTTATTTCTGCCATTGTTCTTTCATATTCTGGCAATTTCCTAATTCGATCTTCTTCATCTTTGGCTCCGGCAAGACCCCCAACATCTTGTGCTTGTCTTATACCTTTACTTAATGCTGAATTTATATCCTCATAACCAGATTCGGTTGTTAAAGCTTTGTACAAAAAATAACCTATAGCACCAGCTGAAGCGGCTCCAAGAAGCACTCCCCCAATTGGCCCAACAGCCCACGTAGCTAAAGAACCTAATGCTTTTACAGCACTTTTTGCAACATCTTTTAAACCAAACATGGAAAGAAGGCTGTCATTTTCTTCTTCTTCTGCATCTTTTTTCATTGTTGTTGCTGATGCTTTGCCACTATATTTTTTGCCAGTAATAGCTTCTATTAATTCTTTGTGACGGCGCAATCTTTCTGATTCTTTTTCTTCTGCAAAGTTATTTTCTTTATCTGATTGCATTTTATCATATTCTAAAGATTCACTTAATAATTTTTCAATATTATATAAAATGGAAGTAATGTCTGTATCATCATCTAACGCTCCTAGTTTAGAAGCAGAATCTCTACCTTTTCTTGTTTTGCCGGCAAAAAATTTAATATCTTTTTTAGAACGACCCATAAGTTTACCCAACAAAGCTGGGCCTAAAGACGAACCACCAGTCATAAACTTGGCCATATTTAATGGATCAAATGACTCTTTAATGCCAGTCATTTTTGCTTTAGTTTTTTGTGACACGGTAGCTTTAAGTGATTCACCAATACCTCCACCTTCAAGTAATTTTTTGGCCATTAAATCACCAAAAGAGGTGCCACGAATGTCTTTTGCTTTTTGATATTCCATTATTGTCCTTGTGCCTTCTTCATGTAAGCGGGCCTATCGTCTGCTGGTGATGAAGTTGGTGCTGATGCTTTGCCTTGAGTGTTGGTGGTATTATTATTTACAATAATTGGAGCTTTGTCTTTATTCGCCATATCAGCTTTTAAATCTTTGTTTTCTTTAGATGCTTGGTCTATTTGAGAACCAGAATTTAAATCCATCGATTGAATTTCTGACGCCAATTCAGCTCTTTTTTTAGCTTTTTCACCGGTGGGATCAGAAAAGCCAACAGCTTTATTAACTAAACCTATATCTTCAAGGCTTTTGGGATCACCTTTTGTTAGATTTTTTTTATAATTAAGAAAAAACCAAGGTATGGACTTAGCTGCTATTTCAGGACTATTTAATAAATCCGGATTTGAAACTAAATCAACATTAAGATAATCGCCTAATGACTTATAAGCATTTTTTCCGGTAATTTGTAAAAAACCTCGGCCTCGATATTTCCATCCATCACCTGGCGCAGAATTACCATCTGTTTTTGCATATACGTGATTTGCTAATTGTTCACTTTTGTCATCTCCTTTTTTTGAAACAAATTGTTGAGCAAATTCTAATGTTGGTATTCTTCCTTTTCCAAAAGTACCCTGAATTCCTTCCGCTTTTGTATAAAATAAACTTTCACTTTTAGGTACGAAATTTGATTCTGATTTTACTTGAGATAAAACATTAGCTTGCGCCTTTGAAGAAACAATACCTGATGATACTAGTGCAGAAACAACCAGGCCTGCAGCACCACCCAACTTACCGGCCGCCGTACCAATTATTGGAGGTTTAGCTGCAGGTGCGGCTGTTGGTGGCTTGACTTCTGGTTTAGCTGCAGGTGTGGCTGTTGGTGGCTTGACTTCTGGTTTAGCTGCAGGTGTGGCTGTTGGTGGCTTGACTTCTGGTTTAGGTGCTGGTGCCGCAGTTGGTGGCTTTTCTGGTGCTTTGGCCGGTGCTTTAGCTGGTGGTTTTTCTGGTGCTTTGGCCGGTGCTTTAGCTGGAGGCTTTTCAGGTGCCTTGGCCGGTGGCTTTTCTGGTGCTTTAGCTGGTGGCTTTTCTGGTGCTTTAGCTTCTTGTTTTTTTTCTTTTCTTTCAGCCTCTTTTTCTTTTACTTCTTCTTTTCTTTTTTCTTTTGGAGTTTTTTTT